AGGAGCATCATGAAAGTATATATGCGAGGGGGTTCAAGAGAACATTGTAATTTGTCTGATATTGAGAATCATTGTTGCTGTAAAGATTACGGTGATTGTTTTAATTATGATGATGCATGGCATAAAATGTTTCAACCAGGATGTCCTGCATGCGGATATTGGTGTGAGTGCATGGATGAGGATGAGGAATGTCTATGTTATCCGTGTAATAAGATAGATTACGAAAATGTGATGTGTGAATTTTGTAAACAATATGGATCTGATAGAAAAAAGTCTCCTATGGAAAATGGAAAGTTATAGAAAAGTCTAATAATGGATATGGAATTTGGTTCTGTAAATGTTCCTGCAATCGTATATTTGAAACTGAAATAAAACATGCTGTTTTAGGTAATTCTCTGCAATGTGATCATTGTAAGTCATTTAAACATGGAATGTGTTTCACTCCTGAATATTTTAGTTGGAGGAACATGAAAAGAAGCTGTTATGACTCAAAATATAGCACTTATTATTTGTATGGAGAAAAAGGAATTAAAGTTTGTGATCGTTGGGTTAATTCTTTTATAAATTTTTACGAAGATATGGGGCCTAGACCAGAAGGATATAAGCTTGCCCTTATATATGATAGTAGAGATTTTAGTGTTGATAATTGTGAATGGATTTTGAATAAAGGAAAATAAATGGATGAAGAAATTATGGAAACTAAAGTAATTAAATTACCTCAATCATTGCAAGACATGACTGAAGAGCAGAGAAATAGAATAATTTTCGCTATGAGAGTTCCTTGGGCGGGATTTGGAGTGGACGATAGTAAATGTGATTGCGCGCATGATAAAGAAAAATATCAGGAGAATAAATGACGTTACAACAGTTAATTAAAGAAATAGAACTACAGAGATTCTTATTGGGAATGGGCGCAGTTGAATTCGCTGCACATCTTGGTATGCATTACCATACATATCAATCGTTTAAAGAACAACGTCGTGTGACTAAGCCCAAGTATATGAAGTTGTTATTGGACTTTGCTATATCTAAGGGAATTGATGTAAGCGCATTGGAGTTATGATGGATTATAAATCTCTTGAATCTATACATGGAAAAACAATAGAACATTTTATATTTCGTAAGGAAGGTGACTTACCTGACGAGATAGATATTTTATTTACAGATGGTAGCGTTTTTAATTGCAAGATTGATTACAATTGTTGTGGCAATATTAATTGTAACGATGGTGCATATTTGAACATGAAGTTTTTAGATAAAGTTTGATTATTAAATAGATTTATATACATTATTGATAACTTATTAACCAATAAGTAAAAAATAATCTAGAAAAAGACCCAGGAATTACCCTGAGTCTTAATTTTTTAACCCTTATCCCGACCAGGAGATTTAGATTAACATGTTCTACCGCTATAAAGAGGAAAGCACACGAAGCTTTTTATATGTATGAATCGTAACATTTCTGTTAGAAACAATCAAGCTTTTTCTAAAGAATATCTACAATGCGATAAAGATATTGTGGATACTATCTCTGAATGGTTCAATCGAGAACTATCGATTATATCTGTTTTAGACTACATAATAAAAAGTGTAGCTATTTATGGGGTTAATTCTCATCCATCACAAACAACAATAGGATATCATGCTAATATTAAGCGTGGTTGGACTAATGTTTTAACTAATAAACTTGTTGATTTTAAATTAATTGAAAAAACTCGCATTATTATAGATGGTGATGAGCAAGCATGTGAATACAAACTTACTTCATTTCTTAAAGATCCTGTTGTGGCATGGAAGCTTAAAGATATACTTCCATCGCTAAAATTACTGTATCTTTTCAGGAAAACAAAGGCTGCTCCTAAGAGTGACTGTACACCATATATAGTTATATATTTTAAAGAATTAACTAAAATAGTTATAACTAAATTTAAGTCAATATCTCGTAAGCAGAAAAGCAAAAAAAATAAAATGCAGCAAAGAATACAAGAACAAATAACCCAAAAAGAGAACAAATACTACCAAAGCAGGAATGATCTCTACGAAGTACGTCAGAAATTACTAGATGAGCAGTATAAAAAAGAACAAGAAGAGAAGTTAATGTTAGCAAGTCAAGACATAGGATTAGTTAACTTTATACAAGGATTGTTCAATGGCTTCTAAAAAACAAACTCGATCAGAGATAATGGGTAAATCGGCAATTTTTTTAAAATTCGTTGAAATATTTCCCGAATACAAAAGATTTTGTTTGCTTAAAAAGTATCAATTAGGCAATGTACAAAAATTTTTAAGTACTAGAAAAGGTAAATTTCCAGAATCAATTGATCATATGAAAAGCTGTATTATATGCCGAACTGCTGGATGGGGAAGTAAAGAAATTCCATTATGTTGGAATTGCATGCTTAGCATAGAATGCGTAGAATATAATTCACATGATGAAAGTTTAATAGAACATGTTGACTATGATCAAAATGATACATATTGTTTCAATGATTTTGGTGAATTTGATAGAAAGAAGTGTATACATAAAAAATGATTCCTCAGCAGAGTTGGCAAAATTACTTGGATTACAAACTTGAAGAAAGGGAGAGTATGTATAAATCTTGGGAAAAACCACGCAAAGAAGTTAGCCAAGAGCCAACAATATCACACGATGTCGGTAAGATATCTCCAACACTTATGCAAGAACGACTAGTTATGTGTATGAAGGAAGAAAACTTAAACCGAAGATTAGCTATGTTTGAACGACTTAAGACTCAAGTTGAACGAGCATCTGTGCCCTATATAAACTTAATGATCAACAAAACACGTGGAAAGATGGAAGCATGGTAGAATATCAAATACTTGGGGCTCCAGTTCCATTACACCGACCTCGTTTCTCCAAGGGTAAGGTATATAACGATCAGAAGTCCCAGATGCTTATAGATTATTTAAGCATAAAATCGCAGCATGGTAAACGATCACTTTATCAAGAACCCATTCACCTAGAAATAACATTTACATTCCAGGCACCTCAATCTTATAGTCCCAAGAAACAATCAATGTTATTGAATAAGCCACATCAAGCACGCCCAGACTTAGATAACTTGGTTAAATACGTTATGGATATTTGCACCGGAGCTTTATATACTGATGACAAAATTGTAACAAGTATATCAGCTGAAAAGATATATGGATTACATCCCAAAACTATCTTTACAGTGACTAAACTCTAGTACAAAAAAGGGGAGTAAATGAAGGGAAAAATCTCTAAACATACCAACATCAATGACAAAAGCGACATAAAACCAAAAGTCTATAATGACGATACACTCGTAATAGAAGAGTACTTTTCGGTACATACCATGAAGTTTCACCCAGCTACAAAAAAATTTGTCGAACAAGAAGCAATGCGATTAAAAGAGTTTGCCGATGTTGAAACTTCCCTTCGACTTTCAGATTTTTATGACTTTCGTGGATACAATACAGAAACATTTTATTCATGGTGCCATAAGTTCCCTGAAATGAAAGCTGCTCATGATTATGCAAAACGAAGAATTGGGGCGCGACGTGAAAATGGAGCATTGTTTAAGAAATTTGATGCCGGCACCGTTCAACGTACTTTAGGGTTTTATGATTATGTCTTTCAACAAGAAGTTGAGAAAGCTAATGCTGCTCGTCTTGCAGTTGCTGAGAAGTCAGAATCACGAGTGGTAGTTATAGAAAGATTTCCGTCGCCGTCAGGTGAATATCAAGATGTTGAAGTTGTATCTTCATCCAAGTTAACTCCTGAAGAAGTAGCGTCGAATATACGTAGAAATATAGCAACAGAACGAGAAGTAAAAGTTAATGTAAAAGGGAAGAGCTATGACTAAGCCTCCTGGACTTAAACTGTTTACTAAGTTACAAAAGAAGTTGAGAGATGAACAAAAAATTGAAGATTTAAAGGAGTTTTGGATGCATAAGACTAATAGTGCCACACATTTAAAGATGATCGTTTCTGATATGCTATCGTTGTCATTTCAGCATATGGCAGCTATGGCACATGAACTTAAAGCATTAGATATTACAGATGCTAATATTAAAGATAAAACGCCTGCTCAAATTGCAACTGCACAAACAATGAGTAACATGTTGACGATTATAAACGATGTTATTCATCCCGCGCACGATATTGCGGTTCAGCTGTTCGATAAAGATGTATCTGAGTTCGTAGCTTTCTGTATTAAAAACCAAGCTCTAGCTATCGAAAAGAAGCTTATTGCGTCTAGTTGTAGCTGTAACTCTTGTAAAATGAAACAACCTCTAGGAAAATAAAGGAAAATAAATGAAAAAATATATTTATACATTAACGTTAGAAGATGGTAACTCATTTAATTACACAATCGACAATGGGATTATGTTTAACACGAAAAATGAAGAGGGTGAAAACAAGGAAATCTTAATTACTTCAGCTATATTATCTGAGTGTGTTGATGTAGATAATGTGAGTGAAAATAAAGAGATTATTGTTGAGGCTGAGGATGAACAAACCGTTTAAACCAGAACTTGATGACCTACAAAAGCAAACTGAACTAACTGATATGCTTGAAATGGATAAAGAACAGATTGAAGATTGTTTGCAATTTCTAGGTATGGATAAAGATAAGTGGGAAAAAATGTGGGGAAAGCCTAAAAATGAGCGATGATAAATAATTAATTCTATGGGAGTCTGCTATGAAATTGTTATTGTTATTGGTTATTACACCTTTGATGGCATCACAGCAAGCAGACGCAGATAGACATGCAATTATAGAAATAGAACGAGAGCGCGACGTCACGAAGCATATTCTGACTGAGCGCCTTCATGTTATAGATAGACAACTTGAATATATTAAAGTTCGACTCAAAGTTTCTGACTGTCCACACATGATTATGGAAGAAGCTGAGAAAGTTCATGGAGATAAGCACGCATTACTAACTTTAATGAATCGGATGAGGAAATGATATTCACAAAAGACAATTTAATAAAACTTTATGATTTATTGAAAGATCTACAATCAATTCATACTGAATGGGAATTCGAATTTGAATATGAGGTACTTGAAGGTAGACCAAAATATGATTGCTATTGGATGATTATAAAGGCTACTAACTCAGAAGGTTCATTTGTTAACTTTACAGATTCTGATAGTAAATCTTTGTCTGATTTTTTGAGTGGGCACAATATTGATAATATTATGGAATGGTTTACAACTTTAATGAATCGGATGAGCAAATGAAGACTCAAAAATCATGGAAAGATAAATATGAACGCGTCGAACAAAGAATGTACTTGCCAACCTTGCTGGGACAGGAGTCTTAAGATTTCATTTGGGATTTTCACTGCACAAGCTGGTGTAGAAGATGGTCTTATGTCACAAGATAATAGTGACGCATATATTAAAGATTTAAAAGATACGTATGAGTATAAGGATGGCTATGAATGTATCAACCGAAATACATCTCGATAAATTCACTCCTAGAAGTTTCCAACTTGAAGCCTGCGATGCGTTTGAAAATAGGGGATTTAAGAAAATGCTTCTGGTGTGGCCCTAGGCGGGCTGGCAAAGATATCGTTTGTTGGAACTTGATGATACGACAAGCAGTTCGTAAAGTAGGTGTCTATATGTATTGTCTACCGACATTCTCTCAAGGCCGTAAAGTTATATGGGATTCTATCACTAATGATGGCATGCGTTTCATGGACTTTATTCCACCTTCGCTTATACGATCAACTAACTCACAAGAACAAAAGATTACTTTAGTTAATGGTAGTATCATCCAGATTATTGGGAGTGATAGCTATGACACGGCTCTTGTGGGAACGAATCCCAGAATGGTAGTATTTAGCGAGTTCGCTTTAGCTGACTCCGATGCATTTAAGTTTGTATTACCTATAATTAACAACAACGGGGGGTCCCTACTGGTGGTCTCAACACCGCGTGGTAAGAATGAACTGTGGAATCTTTATAACATCGCCATGTATTCACCTGAATGGTTTTGTCAAAAGCTCAGCCTTGCAGATACGAAACATATTCCGATAGAGATTATTCAACAAGATATCAATGATGGGCTGGTGAGCCCTGACTTAGTGCAGCAAGAATATTACTGCTCATTCGATCAAGGTGCTGAAGGATCTTATTACGCTAAGTATATTGATCGTTTAAGGCTTAACAGACAGATTGGAAAAGTTCCGTGGGAGCCCCAGTTTAGAGTTCATACGGCATGGGATATTGGTGTGAGAGATTCAACTTGTATCATTTTCTTTCAGATAATTGGAAAAGTTATTCATATCATCGATTGTTATGAAAAGAACAAAGAGGGTCTCGAACATTACGTTAACGTCGTTATGGATAAGCCATATCAATACGATAAACATTGGGCGCCACATGATATCGCAGTCAAAGAGTTTGGTTCTGGTTTAACTCGACTTGAGAAGGCTAAACAATTAGGCCTTAAATTTGAGACGAGAGAAGCGGGAACAAAATCTGGATTACCTATGTTATCTATTGAAGATGGGATTGAAGCGGTGCGTTCTTCATTGCCTAAAATGTGGTTTGATGAAGATCGATGTAAACCGTTGATTAAAGCTCTTGAAAATTATCGGCAGGAGTTTGATGAAAAGCGTAAAGTATATAGAGAAAAGCCACTACATGATTTGAACTCGCATTACGCTGATGCGTTTCGGTATCTTGTTTTATCTTTAAGTCGATCTCAAGATTCGCAAACATCGCCAGAAGAACTTGAGAATCGTTATCGCAAAGCTCAAGGATATGCTGGTGATGGTATGGGTGCAAGTCAAGGATTCTTTAATGGGCCAGCAGGAGGTGGAGGATGGTGATTTGCATAATATCTATACACTGTGCGTCTTAGAAACGTGATTGTATAAACATCATGCAAATCTCTTTTAGTTTATAGCTATTGCGATGAAGTTCAATTTATTTGAGGAGAGTAGATGAATATTGCAGGAAATAGATACGGTCAATTAATTATACTTGAAGATAAACGAGAAAAAGATGATAGAGGGACTTATATTGTTACAACACAATGTGATTGTGGAAAGATAAAGAATCTACCCAAAGCGGTGTTTATAGCTGGCTCTAATCCAACTAAATGTTTGCAATGTCATCGTAAGTATGCAAAAAGATTTTCTATAGCATTTACAGCTCATAAGAGTTGAGTTAATGGGGTGAGTGTGGTATCATTATATCATGATTAGAAGGGATTATTCATGATTGGTACTAAGTATAATAGTTGGACTATTTTAGAAGATTTAAAGTATGATAAATGGGGTTGCCATATCATGCGATGTCAATGCGTTTGTGGGGTTATAAAAGAAAAACGTCTATATGCTATTCAGCAAGAAAAATCAAAACAATGTAATGATTGCTTTAGGGGTTCTAGCCTTACAGGTTCTATAATTGGTACATGGTCAGTTGGTGAAAAGGTTTATATAAAGGATCGCAAAGAATGGTATTATCGATGTCTTTGTGTTTGTGGTAAATCAACGGATGTTCCCGGGGGAATGTTAAAGTCTGGTAAAAGTAAGGGTTGTATTACTTGTGGTAATAAACTAGCTCATGGTAAATCGGATGCGTTGCGAAGAAATGGTATTCATAAAATATATGATCAGATGATACGTCGATGCTATGATCGAAATAATTGTAATTATAAGAATTATGGAGCTCGTGGAATAAAAGTTTGTCCTGATTGGCTTATTTTTGATAACTTTGTTGCGGATATGGGTGAAAAACCAGTAGGATTGTCCATAGATAGAATAGATAACAATGGGAACTATGAGCCTTCTAATTGTAAGTGGTCAACTGTTAAAGAACAGGCTAACAATAGGAGGAATAGTTTAAAATACAAGGAGTAGCTTATGTTGTTCCCTCAGTACACACTACTAAATAACGGAGGTGTATCATTTTATTTCCACAATTAGGACCACAATATTATGATGAGAAGCACCAGGACGTATTGGCTAGGATGGAAGCGTTCTATGCTCAAAGTATTACGATAAAAGGTTAGTCGTATTAAAACCCACTCTAATTGACTTGGAAGCCTAAGGGAAACTATGGTGACAGGGCGGAAGCGTAAGCACCGTGAACGACTTAACGAGAGGGGCTCGAAAGAGTATGCGAAAGTCTGAACTCCAAAGGAAACTTGGAGAGGTGAATCCGAAGAGGTTTACCCGCTCTTTATTTCTATTTGAAAATTAAAGAGTCATTAAAGTAACAGAAAAATGTAACCAATCTTTTTGGGGTGAAGCGGATACTGATACAAGATTCGAATCAGGAGATCAGACTTTATGGAATGATCTTTATGGAAACTTGCCTGCCAACCGTAAAAGATCATTTAACTTTAACAGGATACGCCGCGTCATCAATATGATCTCTGGTCATCAACGACGTAATCGTAAATCGATCATCTGTGTTGGTGTAGAAAATGCCGATGATACGACAACAGATCAATTCACAAAGATATTAATGTGGGTCAATAAACAAGAAGGTGTTCTTGAAACTATATCTGAAGCATTTCATGGTGCTTTAGTTACTGGTATGAATCTACTTCAGATTTGGGTGGATTACAGGTCAGATCCAGTTTCTGGAAATATCAAAGTGGATAATTGTTCGTATAATTCCTTTCTTATAGACCCTTATTTCAGAAAAACCGATCTTTCAGATTGTAACGCTATATGGAAAAGATCATTTCTGACTAAGCGTGAATGTGTTTCTCTGCTCCCCGATAAGACAGATGAGATACTTGGACTTATAGGATTAGACTCAGGAACGGGTCGTGATGGAAAGTTCCAGTTTATGCCAGAGTCTTATAACTACGGTATGAAGAATCTACTGACATATGATGAGTTCTATTACCGTGATTATCGTACGCAAAAGATGCTTGTTGATTCTGAAACTGGTGAGACGATGGAATGGAAGAATGAGGAAGATGAACGTCTTGAAGAATTCTTAACTACCTATCCATCTGTTACTGTAATTGAACAAGAAATACCAACGGTTCGTATGGCAATCGTTGTACAAGGCAAGGTGATGTATGATGGACCTAACCCTATGGGTATTGATAGTTACCCTTTTGTGCCTGTATTGGCTTATTACGCTCCTCAAATGCCTTATTTTCCTTGGCGTATTCAAGGTGTTGTCCGTAAAATAGCTGCGGACGTTAAATCTTTTCTGATTGACTTGGAAGCCCTATGGGGTGACAGGGCGCAAGCAGCTTTATAGCGTGCAGCGTGAACGACTAAGTGAGAAGACCTCGAAAGAGGATGCGATAGTCTGAACACGGAATATATATGAAATCCGTGAGGGAATGTCGAAGAACTTCCCCGCCATAGAAATATGGTCATAAAAGTAACAGTTTGGGTCTTAGGGATGCTCAGTATTTGTACAATCGTCGTCGTGTTATTGAACTCGACATTCTAGAGTCTCAGATTAACTCAGGTTGGATTTATAAAGAAAACGCTTTGGTTAATCCAGCAGATGTGTTCTTATCTGGACAAGGACGAGGTTTAGCCTTAAAGACTGATGCTTCAATGGCTGATGTACAACAGATACAAGCTCCACAAATACCACCATCAATGATTCAACTTTCAGAGCTTTTAGCTAAAGAAGTTTCCGAGATTTCGGGAGTAAATGAAGAACTTCTCGGTAGCGCATCGGATGATAAGGCGGGCGTATTGAGCATGTTAAGACAGGGTGCCGGTCTAACTACGCTTCAGGTTCTTTTCGATCAACTTGATAGAGCTATGCAACTATTAGGTAAGCTTGAGATTGATATCATTCAAGCAAACTTTACACCAGGAAAAATCAAAAAGATTCTTGAAGGTGAAGAACCAACTCAGCAGTTTTACAATAAAGACTTTGGTAAGTATCATGCCAATGTTGAAGAGGGTTTAAATACTTCTACTCAGAAGCAAATGCAATTTGCACAAATGTTACAACTTAAAGAAATGGGTGTTCCTATATCTCCTGAAGATCTATTGGAAGCAGCAACATTACAAAATAAACAGCGTATTATTGATAATCTTACGAAAGCTGAACAGGCGCAATCTCAAATGCAACAACAACAAGCTGAAATGGCTATGCAGTTACAGCAAGCTCAGATTGAATTGGCGCAAGCTCGAGCTAAGGCTGATCTTGGTCTATTTGCTGAACGTACTTCACGTGTTGATGAGAATAGAGCGTTGGCTATTCAGAAGCTTCATGAGGCGAATTCTGATGATGAGCGTGCTATGCTTGATAAGATTAAGGCTCTTAAAGAGCTTGAAGATATGGATTTAGGTCATATTGAGCGCTTATTAAATATGTCACATGCATTGAAAGAATCAGAGATTAGATCTTCTGAAAATTTAGGTGAAAAGGAAGTTGCGAAACTCCAACCTAATTCGTAGACTTTGGGTGATTCTATACAGTGTGTGTAGATAGTTAGAAGTATTACTTTGTGGGTTAAAGCCCGCAGTTGCTATCGAAGGAGCCATCAT